CTCTGTAAATCCTGTCGGAACGGTAAAAGTTCCTGAGGAGGTAATCACTTGATAACCGTTTAGACCACCAATTCCTACACTATTTATCAAATCTATCGTGTCTTGAGTGAGAGGAAAAGTTAATTGACCGCTATTTTGCTGTAAATCTGATATTGCTTGATTCGTATCTGTCTCAAAACTTTCCACATCTTCATCTGGTGTGTTTAGACTATTTTCAATAGCTTCTATCCTATTCTCGTGGTCGTCTAATTCGTTGTTTATGTCATCCATATTATTGTCCTTGATTTTTACCTGTCCAATTTGTCGGTGTGATTGTCTTAATAGTCCACGACACCGCACTTACGACCTTTTGTGTCCAAATACTGTGAATTGTTGCAGTTATTCCTGCTTTCATACCAGTAAGAATATAACTAGCGACACTTGTCACCATAAGAAATTGTTTTCCTCTACTAAGGGTCACCGATATTCCTGTGAGAGCAAAACTTCTTACAGCTCCTACCATAGTAAGGATTCGATATTCTCCTGTTGATTTTGGGGTGTAAGAGAATGAAGCGGGTGCGGTCGTGAGAGTGTAGACTGTTCCCGATGCTGCTGGAGCAATCGAAATGATAATTGCTCCTGATGAACCACTACCTGTGTTTACAGTCATACTATGTGAACCTGCAGGATGTATCACTCCATTTGAATCAAAGACTGCAAATGCAGAACTTATGACACTCCCTCTCAAGGTAGAACCAGAACCTGCAGATGGACTCGGTTGGTCAGACAAAACATACATCGCTGTCCAACAATTATCAGCAACAGTCGTTAGAGTCCCTACAATGGTCGTACCAGAGCCATTACTTGTTCCTGATTTATTATCAGGTTGTCCTGATTGTTTTGTACCTGAATAAGTAACGAAATGCATATCAGAGACACTACCAGCACTCGTTGTAATAGCTAAAGTATGAGTCCCTGTCGCAGGAGCGATTAAAGTGAAAGAATATAGTTGATAGAAAGATGAGTCTACTGCAGTAGCCCCTGTTGCGGTCATTGAGACTCCATTGTAAGTACAAGAAACAGTCGCACTCAAAGCATTTATCGACATAGCGACAAACATGAAATCACCTGCCGTATTTGTTACGGATATGGATGTTCCGCTTCCATTTCCTGTACTATCAAAGGCAATCGCCATTTTAAGCTAGAGTTAAAAGACCTGAACCAAAAGTTATCGTTAGTTGGTCTCCATTCGCGCCGTTGAGGGTAACTTCAGAACCATAATCATACCAACCCAAAATGTTCTTTGATGCTGCGGTGTCATCGTAAATAACGATATATCGAAATGGACCGAAGTTTCCTGTCTGAGAAGTTCCTGTCCACGTTGCCGCACCAAGTGTCGCTGTTCCCGTGGATTGTGTCCACGTTACTGAAGTCAAAGCAGGTGAGGTAGCCATATTCGTAAGAGCAAGAGGTGAAACTATATCTGTATAAACGTGTGTAGCCGTAGTTGGAGCTGTATCCGTAAAAGCCAACTTTAACGTGTCTGAAGTGAAGTTAATCAACTTACTTCCTAAGTCGAGAGTCAAATAATAATTTTTTGAGAGTGTTACTGACATAATTTTTTATTAAATAATAATGTGTCTATCAGACACTATGGCTCGCTCCGTATAGAAGCGAGTGAAGTGCCTAATAACCTTTTGACTTAGCTACAGATTTTTCAACCTGAGCATAAGTTGGATTACTGACTTTCTTCTGTTTGCGACTCTTGTGAGCCGTATTCAAAGCCACCGCAACCGCTTGTTTATTTGCCGTTGCCTTACCGAACTTTCCCGCAGTTTTTGCAAAGGTCTTTCCTTTGTGAAACTCGGAGATATTTTTACCGATATTTTTCTTTCCTTTTAGAAGAGGCATAGTTTTAGAATGTTTTACCCATCGTTTTGCTAATACTTTTCTGAACCTGTTGAAGAGTCGGTTTCTTGAAAGGTTTTGCGGGTTTACTAGGATTCTGAATATTCTTATCATTGAGTTTGGCTAATTTCTGTCGTGCCTTTCCACCACTCGGCATCCAGTATGCATTTTTTGTGCTTTTCGGAACATTGTAGACAGAAGGTTTAGCACCTCCGAGAAACGATTTCCTCAAACCTCCTACCACTTGAGGTTTAACTGGATTTGATTGTTGCTGTTGTTGTCCGTTCATAATTTTTTAATAACCATATAATCCTTTTCGTTGAGCCAAGAGATATTCTTTGAATTGAGGAGTGCAGAATGACCATTCTCTAGCACCCAACATTCCATAATCCCTTGTCCAACCTTTTTTACTTTCGTAATCTTTCGGATCTGCCAAAAAGAGCTTCTCTTTCTGAAAGTCCGATTTCATTCTGACTGATACGTTCTTATCAAGTAATTTCTTTTTCGTCTCAAAGTATTCTTCTTGGATTCTGAGAAGGTCATCAGCTTGGTCTTGAGTAACCTTAATATTTCCGACAAAGAGTTTTCCGTTTACTCGGATTCCTCCATCAGTCATATCTCGGTCAATAAAAACACTTACCAATTCTTTCTTTTCCAAAACAACTTCAGGAGAAGTAGAAACTTCTTTAACAGTTTGTGTTTTAGACATTTTATTTCTTGGTTAATTTATTATTGAGTCTTTCCGCTTTTTTCATCGTTTCTCCCGCTTGAGATTTGGTGTCCATTTCTTTCTTAAGAGCTTCATCGAGTTTCTTCACCTCTGCGGTGCGTCTTTCCGATGCCGCTACTAAAAGAGCTTTCTCACTAATCTCACGCTCTTGAACCGACTTAAAAGCAGTATCAATCAATTTACTAACCTGTGATACTTGTAATTCGATTTCTGTATCTGTAAGCGTTTGCTTGTCAGAATAGATAGTCGAAGTAAAGCTCACATTCTCAGAACCAAACTGTCTCAAAGACGAAAACTTAAACTCATTTTGTTTCATAATTTTTGTGCCTATTTTTGATAGCCACGATTATTTTTAATAAGAACCTTGTTTTAGGTTCTATCGGGAGCGTATAAACGCCCCCTAAGAACCTAAAATCCTTCAGACTATGCAGTCGTTCCCGAAAGCGTAGCTGAAACTTCGTTGCGAACCAATCTGTTGTTGTCCAAAATTGCCGCAACACCTTCCCATTTCCAACCGACAGTAGAGCGTTGCTCCAACGGGTCGGAAGTGTCCTGAACACCACCAGTGTGGATGTAAGTCTTCAAACCAGCAGAGAACTCAGAGACCGCGTAAGCACCCTTACCGTAAGCAAGAACACCATATACGTTCTGACCAGTAGAACCCGCACCCACGAATACCGGCGACATAGTTGTCGATATAATGCGTGCGCCTTGCCAATAACCCAATTCTCCCGTGAAGAGGTCTCCACGATACTCATTTGACGGAGTAGGAGATGAGTAATTGACTGCCGAAATCCAAGAAGTATCGAGTCGAAGGTCATACATAACGTCTGGATGACCAACGACAGCATAAGCTGAGCCAATAACAGGAATCGCATCGAACTTCTGAACATTGTTTCGCTCAAGCCAGCGAATATCACGAGTGATAAGAGCTGAAGTGAGTTTCATAGCAGATGTAACCGTTACACGAGATGATACTGTACCATCTCCGTAGATTACGTTCGTACCTGCCGCAACGACGTTCATAATCGTTGTGTCAATGGTTTCAGTTGCCTGAATACCAAGAACATCTGAAGCATCCTTAATCATTGAACGGTCATAGAGGAACTCCGCAACGTCGGTAATGACTGTGAAGTCACCGTATTGCGAGAGAACCGCCGTAACTGAGTTCATCGTAAGGTTTGAACCTGAAGGGGTTACTCCTTCGTTAAGAGGAGTAAGAGCAAGAGCGAGTCGGTTGAAACCACGGAAGATAACAGTCTTGCTGTTGCTTCCTTTCGTTACCGGAGTAACTTTCGATGTCTTGTACCAGAGAAGTTTCTGTTTCAAGATGTCAATAAGTTCCTTCGCAACGATTTTCTGACCTACATCGATTGCGTTAAATATTGTAGCCATTAAAGTTTAATAATTTGTTAATGTTTGTAATTTCTATTTTGCGTACTGAGCATAGTTATCTCTGTAGGTAACTGTGAGAGAACCTGTGTCGAGAGCAGTTGTGTTAGGTGTAAAGACAGATGAAGTCTCGTTCTTTACAAATACATAACCAACCTCAACTGAAGTTGATAGCGGTGTTCGAGCAATATCCGAGTCTTGAGCCTGTCGATGTTTCGGAAAATCCTGACCCGCAAGCCAGTAAAGACTGACCGTTCCCGCTTCTGTCTGAGCTGAATCCGCGCAGAGGGTATACAATCGGCACGAGTTCGTAGTTACAGGAACAGTTCCGTTATCAAACGCAAGATTTCCTGAAACTGGAGAAGTAGCACCTCCAAACGTAAGTTGGTTTCCAATGATGGCTGGAGAACCACCAGCAGTCCCATTCACTCCCGGAGCGATTGTCGTCGCAAGAGCAAGGGAAGGCATATCTGCCGCCACGAAATACATTTGTCTTCCATTGACCTTAAAAAAGGTCGTGTTTGCTGTCTTAACAACTGCCGAACCGGCTCCGTGAATCGCAAGTCCCGGAGCTGTTTCGCAGTTGTTTACTGAAAATTGGTTCATTTATAATGTTTTTAACTTTTAATTATCCTTTCATACTTTCAAGCATATCGTAGAGTTCATCTTTCGATTTTCCTTCTGTACTAATCGTTCCCCTATTCGGAGTAGATGCAGTCTTTTCAATCGGCTTAATTTTATTCAGAGATATATCCGCTACAATTTCTCCAACAAGTGCTTTTAAGGACTGATTGGGATTTCGTAGGAAAGTCTTTTTCAAATCATTTTCATAATCTGAAAGACCTTCTATTCCCTTGTATTTACCAAACTCTAAATCGAATTTAGCTTCATTGTTTTTCTGTTCTATGGGTGCAAGAATGGTAGAAGTCTCACTCTTAATCACACCATAAAACTTTTCCAACAACTCACGAGAGGGTTTATCTTGAACTGCACTAAGGAATTCCTGAACGTTCTTAAATTCGTGGGTGGGTTTAGTCTCTTCTTTAGGAGTTTCTTTGGGAGTTTCCTTTTCAGGTTCTGCCTTAGATTCTGCTAACTTTTTGACTTCTTCAGCCAATCCTCTAATACGTTTTTGAGCGCGGGGACTGAGTTTAGATATTTCTTCTTCACTTAATTCCGCCTCATTGTCATCTTCTTTTGGAGTGATGACTTCCTCCTTTGGTTTTTCGAGGGACGCCTCGGGGGTTTCCACTTCCTCTGATTCAAGAGTCTTTTTCAACTCAGCATACAAATCTACGTCTTTTTCTTTTTCCATTTTATTATGCGCCTATTTTGGTAGTCGCTGTTAATTTTAATACCGACAATTTCTTTTTGTGCCTATTGGTATAGCCACTTAGAAACTAATCCGGTATCAATCTCTCAATCTCATCATCAAGAGTTTTACTTATTGACTTTGTATCTGCTACCGTAAGAAGAGCGAGTAAGGTTGTTATTTTCAAATCATGTTGGACTAATTCTTTAATTCTTTGTTGGAGTTCTTCACGAATCTTGCCTTCAAGAATCTTCCAACCATCAGTAGCTTTCATTGAATTCAACGAACTGATTTCCTTATCAACAAATGTAAGAGACTTGATAAAGTTCTGAGACTCTTTATCGTATGTGTGCATCTCTGCTTCTAGTGTTGAAAGGTCTTTTTTCATAGTCTAATTATAACACATTATTTAATAGTTGGTGGAACTTGTGCGGCTGCTTGCTGTCCAGTTGCCGACAAAAGCGGTGTGGCATCTGTTGGTGTAGGGGTCTGAGGAGGAGTCTGGGCAGGAGTCTGGGGTGTTTCAGGTGAAACATCTGGTGTGGGTTGAGTCTGAGGAACATTTGCATCATCTGCCGTAAAGATTGCTTGTAAGTCATCAGGTTCGGTATCAAAAGTTTTTGCAACAATTCGTCTAAGAGCAATCTGTCCCGGAATCTTCGGGTCATCTTTGAAAGCCACATACATATCCATTTTTGCTTTCTGTTTAATCGCTTTATTCTGCTGAGCATCTTCAGACTGACTTGCTTTAGCTACAAGTTTAACTCCTTTGAAATTCTTTTTAGTAACATCTTCAATCGTAAGGTTTTTGAATCCGAAGATTTTAACAGGTCGGGGTTTGGTGAGTTTCTCTGCGGTAATGTCTGCCATAAGTTGATAGAGTTCCTTGCACGCTAGTGTTGCGTTGCGTTTCATTACCATAATTTTAGCTTCTACTTGAGCATTAAGAGCCGCTTGCTGTGTTACCGATACTTTTCCTTTCTGATTAGGCATTGACGGAGCCATACCTGAAGCTGAGTCAGCAAATCCCTTAATAGCTTGCATCGTAGTGAGAGCTGAAGTTATCTCAGGAACATTTGGTTGCCACACTGCGTCTGTAATCTTTCCACCCGGGGCGACTGTAATCGAAGTAATACCTAAAGGTCTTGGAACGATTGAACTTTGCTTAAGTCCAGAAGAAGAAGCGACAAACATCATTCCAAAATTTCTGTAAGTATTATTGTCTATTGCTTGATTTACATTGACGTTGATTGCTAGGTTAGGGTCTCGATATACGTCTGCGATTGAGGGACACCAAAATGTAATTCCACGGGTAAATGTTCCCCACGAAATAAACGGAGGTCGTTTCAATCCTAACTCCGACGCTTTTTTGGCTCGGAGAAGATACAAGTCATTTGCTACTGTGAGACAATATAGTTCCGATGATTTTTTATCTTTACTTGATATGTATGTCCACCATTCTGTAATCTCGACAACCTTTGAACCATATTGCGTAGTATTAGATAGTCCTAACTGAGCCATACGAAGATTTTTTGCGGACATTTCCGTAGAGGTACTGACTTGAGTTTCAGAAGGTATTTTTTGTTTCTTCAATTTATCCAACTCTTCCTCATCATAGTCCATAGTGTCCGATTCTTCGTAAAGTTCCTCAATAGTTTTATATATAAATTGCTGACCTTGATACAGTGCTTCACGGGTGTTCTTGGCTATAGGAGAGATAAGATAGGCAAGCGTGTCAATCAGTTCTACAGTCTGCTTGTCATTTCCGGGAATTACTTTGTAAATAGTTCTTCCGTAAACTCCGCATTCAGTCTTAGACTGCTCATAAAGCAAATCCCAGTCCGAAGAATCTAGGTCTTGTTTGACAACGTGTTCCATTATCTCCTGCGCGTTCTCGTCACCTTCGGGAATAGTATCAAACTTCAAACCGGGTGCTTGTCCAACCTTTGACGACATATTCTGCACGCCTTCAAATACTACGGGAACGTGAAGGTTAGATCGTGTGAGTAGTGTTCTTTGAGTTACGCCGTTATATAATTCTTCGTTCTTAGCCCAGTTTACTATCTTCGTCTGACGTGCTTTAACAGCATAGTCTTTCTCTTTCAGATACTGATTGATAATATCTACTTTCCCATCTATCTTATTCTTAAACTCTGGCGGCGTGTCTTTTTTTTGTTTAGCCATTATATTAAATTAGTGATATAATTATAACACATAAAATCTATTTCAAATAACCAGTCCTAGAATCTAACTGCATCTCCTCTATTGCCTGTTGGTATTCAGACTTTAATTTAATTGGCGGTTGTGCTATCTGTTCTTGATAAGCGAGCGCGTCTACCGCGTCATCGTTTATACCTTTGGGAAAGCGTAACATCTCATCTTCTAAAGAATCGCATTGACCTTTGACGTGAAATATCTTTCCAGCTTCGTATCGGGGTATGAGTCCTCGTATTCTAAGCTCTTTATTCGTTCCGTGGTGCTTCAAAGAGACAATAACGGGGAATATGTTACGTTTTATCATTTCGAGACGTATAAAGGGGTATACAGCATCTAGATAGGTCGTTTCTTCTATACCTATGGAGTCGGGTCTCTCCTTTGTCCAAAGCTCGAATATCCAATCTATGAGTTTAGCGGAGTTTATACGTTGCTTGTTAGCTCTGATATACCAGTTATTATCCTCGTCTATTTTGTTTATAATCGTTCCCGTATAATCGGCACTATCTTTTTCTTTTACGGCAGGATCGATAGTTATAAAACAATTAGTCCTTTTTTCTAATAGATCATACTCATTTACATAGTGAAACATCTCACGCTTAAACTCTTGCGTCTCGGAGTTGATGGGATTCTGTTGATAGAGCGAGGACCATTCATACGTTCCAATATCTCCCTTTGTTTTGAGTAAGTTAGATAAATCATATTGCGCAGACCATAACGCCTCGCCTTTCTTTCTGTGTCCTTCGTCTACTTCAGCAATAGCGGGAAATGATATAATCTCCCAGTCGTTCTTGTTGTCACTTGATAAGAGTCTTCCCGCTAAGTCGTCATCGTGCCAGCGTGTAACGCATAGTATAACAGCACCGGAAGGGCTTAGACGTGTTCTAGCCGTTGACTTATACCAATTGTATATATTCTCACGAATAAGAAAAGAATCAGCCTCCTTTCTGTTTTTGATAGGATCGTCAATGATTAGCACATCAGCGCCTTTACCGGTTGCCGCGCCACCGACACCGAGAGCATTATACTTTCCTCGTCCATTAGTTGACCAAGTTGACTTTGATTGACTATCTTCCGCAAGCGTAGTATCGAATATGTTTTTGTATTCTGGAGAATCTACAATATTACGAGCTTGTCTGCCAAACTCCGTAGCCAAATCCGCCGAGTAGCTAGCTTCGATAACGCTTTTATCTTTGTCCTTTCCTAATACATACGGAGGAAAGTTTATAGATACCATTTCAGATTTACTATGGCGAGGCGGTAAGAATATCATCAGACGTTTACACGTTCCATTTTCTACACGATTAAGAGCGTCAGCGATGACTCTATGATGCCAGCTTACTTTGAACCACGGCGACGTGTATCTAATAAAATAAAGAAAATCACGCCGAGCGAGTAAACGTTTTGCCGCTTCCTTTTTAGCTTCGCTATTCTCCAATAAGTTTTGCGAGATCTTCATTTGAAAGATTATCTAACTGTCCGAAACTAACATTTGTCCTTTGTAAAATCTTTTCAGGCGCATACGTTCCTTTTATTTTGTACGCCATATCTAATCCTTTTCCTATTGCGTAAGAGTCGATACTTTCCTCTGTATCAACCAATTCTCCTTTAATGCGAGTTGTTTTTATCTTTTGAGCATTTAATAGTTCCAAGTGCTTTTCTACTAACAGCTTATCAGGAATATTATCAGCTATTGACATTATAGCTTTTTGTATACTAACTTTTCCTAAATTACTAGAAGCTACTACAGAAGCAGACTTGTCTTTATCTACTGCTTGTATATCATACGCTTTCAGAGCCGCTTTCGTTCCGTTTCCGGTCTTCATATACTCACTTATAAATATGCTTTGCTTCTTTGTTAGCTTTCTTGACATTCTTATATTCTAACACACTTTTAGAGAAAAAGCATTTATCACATATCCACGCCGTTTTTTCATCGTTTGTTCTAATTAGCTTTGTTTCCCTTCTACACTTATTACAAATATATTTCATTACCTTTTAAGATAGCCGAAACTCCCCTCTAATTATATAGGAAAAAGGCTAAGAATACAAGCAAAAGAAGATTTATGTCCGTAACAAGTTATAAACTCATTACTTTGTTATTGTATTCTGCCCAGTCTACGTCAAGCATTTGAGCGTCAATCATTTCTATTGCTGTGGCGTATTGGTGTTCCTTTTTGTAAGGAGCATCTGGGTCGTTGCCCGGCTCTTGGTCTAAGGTGTATTTTCCTCTCTCTCTATCCTTCTCGTATTGAGTATCAAACTTATCTATCTTGTCGAAAGCTATACCCCGCTTAATACACAAGATAAGCTCTCGTAACTCGTGGGAAGCGACAAGATACTCGTAATATTTATTACCCATACCAGAAACTCTGATTTGAATATCACCGTTTTTTTCAATCCAATAGTCGCCGCAAGTTGGATAACGTTGTTCCTTATGGGGAATCATCTTAATGTTTATCATTAAGGATTTATTGTTATCTGATTTCCTTGAATAACGCCTCCGGTTACACTTACATTATTTCCATCAATGTTCTTTGGTAGTGATTCGTATACTTGCGCCTTTGTCGTATCTATCGAAGCGGAAACTGTAGATGTGGAGGTGACTCCAGTGTAGTCTGCGCTAATTGATAGGGTTCCTGTTGTTCCGTTTACAAGACTTGCTTCAGGAACATTATTCTCATCAAAAACCGCTTGACCATTTCCCAATGACTCCGAGTTGTTCGGAATATAATCTGCAAGTTTTCCATTTACATACAAATATACTTTTGTAGGTTGAAGTCCTGTAAACGATACGACCGTGTTTGAATCAGTGAATGTGTCCGCAACGTTCGATGTTATATCTTCAGTGAGTAATGGGACTTTTAATGATTGTCCATTTACCGCTTGAACAGAACCACTCGGAGAATTGGGGTCTAAAGTAATAGTGGCAGAAGTCGCCTGTGTTTGTTGGGG